AGCAAGAGCATCAGCCAAATCCTTAGATCCAGTAGATGGGTGATCAATTTTATTATTACCAAACAGTTTCAACTTTAACAACTCTTCTTCAACAAGAAGATCATTCCAATATCCACGAATACGAGTGTCATAGATAGCAGTTAATAAAGTATCATAATCAGACTTCTTAACGCTATGGAAGTCTGCGTTGATTCCTTGCGCTCTTAACGACTGAATCATTTCAACAGATTGCCAGCGGTCAAACGTAACCAAGCCAACTTGAAATTTACGACACAAATCGACAATCATTTGTCTTACAGCGGCAAAGTTGATTTCATTACCAACACTTGCCTCCCAAGAGTAAATTAAATCCATATTCACAACAGGCAGGGTTTCTGGCCCCATAGAAGTTTGAATTTCTTTAAAACCACCACTAGAAACCATACACAAAGCCGCACGGTCACGCTTTAAAGCAAGGTCAACATGAATAAATCTAGTTTTACCATCACTACCATTAAACCAAGGTTTAAATGTGCCATCATCTTCATTTACAGGGTCATCAGAATAATGGAACGCTTTTCTAACTAGATCAGGATCTCTAAAGTAAGCATCAATCATATTAGGAGGTTCACACTCAAACCTCATCTTTGCTTCTATTGGATTGCGAATATATTCTGATTCCAATTGATGACGTTCAATGGTTGGATTAACGTCCCAAGTAGCAGCCTTAATTGTCCAAGTTTTAGGCTCACTTTTTTCATTTGCGTCATTAAATCTTGTTTCAATAAAGTCACCTTTATATCTTGGGAACGATAGTAGAATAACTTTTCCAACATCTGGAAAACGAGACATAACTGATAACTTACTCATGTTATAAATAGCAGAAGCCGAACCTTTAGATCTAATTTCACCTTTAAGTTCAGCATCAGTCTTAAACGCTGCGATTTCGTCAAGGATTACAGTCATAACTTCATAACCCTCCCAACCTTCACTTTCAGAGTGACCAGAGAAACACCTAACAGGTCTAGAGAAGAAAAAGATTTCAGAAACTCTAGGCTCAAATCCCACTTCATTAAAGAACGGCGACGATAGCAATAAGTTCTTCAAAGGCTCAAAGAATACTCGCTGAGCCTGCTGAGCGTTAACAGCAAGGTTCAACAAGTCGATATAAACGCCATTAGCCTTACCGTAATAATTTAGCGGATCTCTTAAACAATGCATCAAGTACGCAGTATACGCAATTGAGATTCTTGCACAGTGATCCTTACCACTGCCCTTCCCAAGCATACAAATAACTTCATTGTCAGTGTACTTGTTATAGTAAGCCTCACCCTCTTCTTCACCCATCAACTTTTGCAACGTAGTTTTTTTAAAGATTTGTGTGGAATGGCGCACAATCTCTAACTGGATCGGGGATAATGGGGGAAGTGAAAGATATTTCCGATCCTGAACAAAAGTCTGAATATCAACAGGTTCCTGTTCAAGTTCTTCTTGACGTAATAATCTGTCAAAGTCTTTAAATTCTAAATTGACTCCAAGAAAGTCTGACATACAATCTCAACCTTTATTTGCACCATTTTAGGTGCCCAATTTTTGGGCTTTTAATCAACGATCTCTGCATCATACACTTCCCTATCTGGGAAGGTGTCTTCTTGATTCATAATTTCAAATGCAAGAGATAGTTCTTTTCTTACTTCTTCAGCAATATCTGGGTGCTTAGATATTACATCTCTTAATATTCTAGAGAGAATCTGATTTACATTCTCTGCTTTCTGCATTCTTTGAATATATTCTGCGTCGGCATTATTCCCACCGCTTAGCAGTTTGTGCAACTGTGCCTTTTTAGTTGCAATATCACTTGCTAACTTTAAAGCCTGAATTCTTTGTGCGACCATTCCATGATCAGTAGCAATAGAAACAGTTTCCCATGCTTCTTTACTGATTTCATCAAATTCATCTAATGCCTTTAAGGTATTGTATTGAAGTTTTTCTAAAAAGTAAGGATCACTGTCTGCCTGTTGGGAGACTAGAGTTTTGTATTGCTCTATGTAATCTTTAACTTTTGAAACATTCATAGACATAAGGGATGCAATCTCATGATTCTTGTATCCCTTTACATGAAGGATTCCTACTTCCTGAACATCCTTCACTTCATCTAAAATTGTTTTTCGGCCTACTGATTCCAGATCTGACATATTCTATCTTTATATTCTTTAACAACAGAATTCCAAGAATATTCCTTATGAATAATTGTAGCACCTTTTAATGTATGCCGCTTGACTTCTTCATAATTATTAACTACATAAATCATTTTATCCATCAAGTCATCCATGCTTGGCTCTGCCCATTTCCCTCCACAGTTATATATTCCAGCCATTCCTTTATCTGACCATTTAAAATCTAATGGAACAGAAAGTTCAGCATATTCTTCGCAAGAAGTAGCATTAGTACAAATAGTCGGAGTTCCACAACCTATGGAATTAAACGGGATCATGCCCCACCCTTCCCCCATAGTTGGATAAATCAAACAATGAACAGATCTATAGAGTTCACCTAAATCTTCTTCTGATATTTCATAATCAATAACTTCAACTCTATTATGAGAACTTACTGGACCCAAGTTCATTACACCATCAGTAAATCTAGCGTCAGGTGGTCCAATCGACTTTATGATTAATTTAAAGTCTTTATTAGATCCGTATGTTTTTAAGAAAGCATCAAAAGCCATCTGTGTATTTTTTCTTGTCGATGGACTTCCAACATGTAAAAAAGTAAAGGGTCCATCTGGGACAGACTCTGATGGATAAAAATATTGAGACTCAATACCTAATTTAAAAGACCTGACGTTCTCATGCCCCGTGTTCTCCTTAAAGACCCCACACGCCCACTCAGAGGTCGTCCAGACCTCATCACAGTCGTTCAGTCGTGGAACCCAAGAACTCGGAATTTTTGTTGTTTCCCAATAACTGAAGCCAATATTGTAACAATCACCAAGTTTATAATCTACTGGTAGACAGTTATTAATCATAATATCTTGGTTTCCAAATTTAGGTGTCGGGACAAACTGTATCCCATCATTTTCAGAGACTAGCAAATCATATTCGTCAAAGATACCACTACGCAAAATATCCTCTGTTTTTACAAGAGGTAGACCTTCTCTTGTAAGCCCAGAGGATATTTTACTTGACGCATAACCATAGCCATCAGCCATGCTCTTTGACAGCGCTCTCCATACTATCTTGTTCTGCGTCTTCATTTTTAACTCTATAAAGAATGTATTCTCCAAGTTCAGAAATCTTCTCAAAAGATTCCTGTACTTTATTAATGATCATATCCCTCCTTTCAAAGAAATCGGCGGTAATGCTCAGCAATGGAACACTATCATATATTTTCTCAGTTTTCAGGCGGTATTATGTTTTTCTTAAAATTATTCTTTGCTAAAAACAAGCTTTTTACCAATCGAAACAGCCTGCTCATTTAACTTATCATAATCATACCCGTGCTCTTTGACGTACTGAACTCTATAGTTAAACCATCCTTGCACAGCACGCCAAAACTTCGGGTCCGTCATCCGCTCCAGTTCTTTCAATTCCTCATCATTCAAAAGAAAAGAAAGAACACCCAAAGGCATGTACACAACCATGTCATACCCCGAGTCTTTACCCTCTGTGTATTCTTTTAATAAATCCTGAAATGACTGAACAATCTTCTTAACAGCAGGGCCAGAATAATAGTCAATATTGCCATGAGCATTACGAATCCTCGGACAATAATCATCGACCGTCGTAACCGTCCCAAACCATAGACCGTACAGCCATCTTTAAAGAATACACATTTACGCTTTGTCTCACCACCAACCTGCCATGTTTCATCAAACATAGCCTCTCTCAATGAAGCAACAACGCCATCCATCCACATATCAGCAAACTCTCGGCCTTGATCTTCAAGATACAAATAATATTGTTGTCTCAACTTAAAAGCAATATTTGCACACTCGGCCATATGAATAGTCAAACCAATAGTGCAACACTGACCAGACCCAAGACATTTGTACTCAGTCTCATTCTGCTGAGCCTCCAACATCCTGACCTGATTATAAATCATATCCAACTTAGCAAAAGTTGTTATATCTTTAGTAGTGACAGACTTCCTCACCTACCCATGCCTTTCTTCTTGATCTGATTCATCTTACGCATCTCACGACGCTTTCTCTCAACTTGTTCCTGCATAGGAGACTTGGGGCGACGCATACTTGTTTTTCCTAAACTACGACCTTTACCTCTGTATTTTAATAAGTCATACTTTGCTATCCAGTTATAAACAGCCTGAGGAGTGACTTCAATATTGTAAGAATCTTTTAATTTTTTACAAATATCGGTAAGGTTCATGCGTCGCTTGACGTACATATCGTACAGCCATTGCTTATCTTTGTAAGGCTCCATTGCCATATTCAATATAATACCATAGCGCAATACCAATTGCGTCGTTTATGTCCTCATCCTCAGTAGCCCCACCACAAAAATCATCAATAATTCTTCTTACACGGTCTTTACGCTCCTGAGTTAAACGTTTTTGTATCCCTTTAGAGCCAAACTCTTGTTCAATTTTAATTTTGTCCTCTTTAGAAACATTCTTGTATCCAATTTTATTTTTCCAGATAAGAGGATTGATATCAACAACGCTATCACAATACTCATCTAACACACCCCAACTATAACCAATGATATAAGAAATAATTCTACTAGACTGAAAGTTCTGAATATAGACGGATTGCTCAATAGCCGCATGTCTAAATGAGTGGTCTTCCCAGACATTGTAAAGCCCTCTTCTAATCACAGATAACTTGCTAGAAATTTCTTTTTTATCTCTAAAGTCAATTTTCCCAGTATCAACAATATTGAATGAACTTCCATCAATATCAAACACACACCACGCTAGTGAGTGTGATGATGGATCAATAGCAATGACTTTTTTAGACTTCACAGAATTTAAAAGTTTACTTAAACTCATCTCTAAGGGACTGCTCATCCCACCCCCAAGAAACTAGCCTTCTTATGTATCTTTCTCTTTTACACCTTTCACAGATATCCTCCGAATTATATGAAGAAAGAATTGTATTGCACTTTTGAGTAACACATACCCTTTTTTTATTTTTTGACTCTTTCTTTTTGTAATAATTCTCAAGCAGTTTTCTGTTTGTGACAATTCTCCTGCTA